GTCCGCTGACACCTTTGGCGCGCCGACCTTGGAAGGCCCAACACTGACCAAGAACCGGTTGACCAAGAACCGCTTTAAAGAAGGTGGTGAAGCAAAAAAGTCGGACGTGATTGGTGATATTGGCAAGTGGCTTAAAAACAATGACATCAACCCCTCTGATTTTTTGACAGCACTGGGTCGGGTGGGTGCTGTGGCTGGGGCTGCATTGACGCCCAGTAAACTGAACGAAGGTGAAGACGCTGAACTGGCCCGTCGCCGTGCCGTGGGCCGCGCTAAAGGCAGCCCGGAAGAAGGCGAAGAGTCCTCGGACGGGTTCTACGCGCCTTTCTTTCGGGCTGCTCTTGGCATCCCTGAGGAGGGTGAAACAAGCATTACGGACCAGCTCATAGGTGCCGGCGAAACCGCATTGACTCTGGGCAGTGGGGCGTTGTCCTCTGCGGTGGGCATGCCCTACGGCCTGTACAAGGGCCTGACCAGCGGCAAGTATCTGGAGGGAAAAGCCCCTCAGATTGCGGACAAGGAAGCCGCTGACTTTATCGAACGCAACACCTATGTGCCACGCTCGCAGTCGGGTAAGGAAAACTTGGAGGCGTTGAGCAAGATTACTGACGCGTTGAAACTAGCGCCCACCCCGGGTGGCGCGGCAATGGCGTCGCTTGCCCGGCCAAAAGCGGTTCAAGCGCAGGCAGCAAACATTGCCGAGGACTTCCAAGAGTACAACCGGCAGCTGGACGTGCCCGGCGCGTCATACGCTGTCCGCCCAACGGGCAGCACTATGCTCACGGGCCCTGTTGGCTCGGAAGAAAATATCAGCTACATTGATAGAATACTAAGGGCAGGTATGGTCAATGCCACGTCAGCAGCAGGTCAAAACCAAGGGCAGGCAGGTATTTTGCAGGACTTCTGGGACAAGAAAGCACGCAACTACTTTACACGTCAGTTTGGTACGCCCGATGACCCTGTTGCAAAAGGCATTGCCAACAAGCAGATCAAGGGGGCGGCCTTGGAAGGAGCCTTTCCCGAATACATGCTGGACTCAATTGCAATAGGTAAAAAACGGGTCAGAGAAGGTGACAAACCAGAGAACTTTGTTGGTCCTGGAGCGCCAGATTCAAGGTTCTTTCCTAAGTACCCACGGGCCATGGACGACTTCACGACTGCTTATGACAGGGCCACAAACCTCAAAGGTATTGTGATTACATCTGATCCAGCAGCAGTTCATCCAACCCTCCCCACACTTTTGTCTCCAAAGGGCAAAGAGTTAAGCCGTACCGCTCAGACAGCTGAAGAAGACAAAATGAGTATGCAGGGCCTTCGCCCTGAGATGATCAATGCCAATGTTGGAACCGTGGCTTATTCACCTAGTGCTGAGGGCGGGGCTACTGCAGACCAAAGCCTCTCTTCCTCAAAGGCCATGCTTGACGCCTACAGAACGGCAAACACACAGAAGCCCAGCTTATTCGACCGGTTTTTTGGCATGAACAATCAAAAAACAGCCAATAACATGCTTTCTCAAAACGTCATAACGGCCATTGACAAGGGTGAGCCGGTGTATGACATAAAGATCGGTCTTGGGCAGCCTTTACACACGGTGCTTGATCCGGCTTCAATTAACAAGTACCTGGCCAGTCTTCCTCCACGCGAGGCGGCCAATATTCGTTTTGAGGACGCTGTTGCGGGCGGGCTCAAGCTTCGCGAACAAGCTGATCAGCGCAGAATAATGATTGAGCGTATTACATCCGGCAAGCCCGTAGCTGATTCGGTGTTCTCGGAAGGTGTAAGCGCTCCATTGCTGCAGTTTGAGGAAGGACCTAGTAAGGGGTTTGCTTGGAAGCGCATTGAAAAACGGGAAGCCACCATACCTGAGGGCGCATACATAGGCCACTCCGTAGGTGGGTTTGAGATGGGTGGCCCAGGCTATCCAACCACTAAGCGAGAGGCCTTTAACACTGGCAAGTATGAGGTCTATACTCTACGTGACACCCGTAATAGACCCGTCACCACTATTGAAGTAACAATGATGGATGAGGTCACCCCTGTTGTTACCCAAATTAAAGGCGACGGCCGTGCTACGGGCAATGTCCCAGCTGCAACACATGAGGGAGCAGTTTTGCGGTTTTTGGAAGAGTACCTTAGACCTGCTGAAATTGTGGAAAAAGATAAGCTTCTTACCCCTGCATTGAAGAAATACAAAAGAATTCTTCGCCCGGACGCACCGGACGAATCGCCGGACGAAGTAGATTTCATCTAAGGAACACACATGGCAATCGAAAAAGCACTGAACCGGATGCCTACCCTTGAGGTGGTGATAGGTGGCGGCATCCCGGAGCCCCAGTCGGACATTGAAATCATCATCGAAGAGGATGGTGGGGCCATCGTTGAGATGGGAGAGAAAGACGCCGAGGAGGTGGATTTCTACAGCAACCTGGCAGCGGTCATTGAGCCAGACGTCCTGGCCTCCATCGGCATTGAGGTGTCGTCTTTGTTTGAGGCCGACAAGGGTTCTCGCTCCGAATGGGAGTCCATGTACGCCAAGGGCCTTGATCTATTGGGCTTTCGCATGGAAGAGCGCACCAAGCCTTTCCGTGGCGCGTCGGGCGCGACCCACCCAATGTTGACCGAGGCCATTATCCAGTTCCAGGCGCAGGCCTTCAAGGAGCTGATGCCTGCTGGCGGCCCTGTCCGCTCGCAGATCATGGGCAAAGAGACGGTAGAAAAGTTCCAACAGGCCGGCCGTGTGCAGGATTTTATGAACTACCAGATCACCACGGTGATGGAAGAGTACACACCGGAGTTCGACCAGCAGCTTTTCTACACTGGCTACGGCGGTTCGACCTTCAAAAAGGTTTACTACGACTACCAACTGGGTCGCATGGTCTCAAAACTGTGCCTGGCGGACGATATTTACATCCCGTACAACGGCTCGAGCGTCGTTTCCCAGTGCCCGCGCCTGACTCACCGCATTGCAATGGACTCAAATGAGTACCGCAAGCGTGCTTTGGCCGGCGAATACCTTGATGTGAACCTCGATACCTACGCTTCCCCTGCTGATGCGAGTCAAATCCAGGAAGCAATTGACAAAGTCACCGGCATCCAGGCCACTGACGACATTGGTGAGATATTTTTGCTTGAGCAACTGGTCGATTTGGACCTCCCGGGCTTCGAGGACATGGGCGAAGACGGCGAACCGACCGGAATCAAGCGTCCATACGTGGTCACCCTTGCCGAAGACACCCTCAAGGTGGTCGGAATCCGTCGCAACTACAAAGAAAACGACGAAAAATGCACGCGGCGCAATTATTTTGTGCATTACGTGCTGGTCGAGGGCCCCGGAGCGTACGGCTTGGGCTTTGTACACCTCATCGGAGGCCTTGGAAAGGCCGCAACAAGCGCCCTGCGCCAGCTGATTGACGCCGGCACGCTCGCTAACCTGCCTGCAGGCTTTAAAGCCCGTGGCGCGCGGATCGCGGACGACTCTACGCCGATTCAGCCTGGCGAATGGCGCGACATTGACGCCGGCGGGGCGGAGCTTGCCGCCTCTTTGCTGCCTTTGCCGTACAAAGAACCGAGCCAGGTGCTGTTTGCCCTGATGGGCTTCCTGGTGGACTCGGGCAAGCGCCTGTCCAGCACCGCCGACATGCAAGTTGGCGACGGCAACCAGTACGCACAGGTCGGAACTACCCTGGCACTGCTGGAACGCGGCTCTATGGTCATGTCCAGCATCCACAAGCGCCTGCACTATGCGCAGACGCTGGAGTTTCGCCTGCTGTTCGAGGGCTTTGGCCAGTACATGCCGGACGAGTACCCCTACGACGTGCCTGGTGCCAGCCGCAAGATCAAGAAGAAGGATTTTGACTCCATGGTGTCGGTGCAGCCGGTGGCTGACCCCAACATCTTTAGCTCTGCACAGCGTATCCAGTTGGCTCAGATGCAGCTGCAGCTGGCCCAGAGCGCCCCGAACATGCACAACATGTACGAGGCCTACTACCGCATGTATGCGGCGTTGAATATCCGTGACATCGACGGTGTGCTGCTGCCGCAGAACACCAACATGCCTCGCGACCCGGCGTCGGAGAACAGTGACGTGCTCAACGGCATGAAGCTCAAGGCCTTTGCCGGCCAGCAGCATGATGCGCACATTGCAACGCACCTGATGATGGGCATGTCGCCTATTCTGCAGGCCAACCCAATGTCTGCTGCCGAGTTGCAGAAGCATGTTTTGGAGCACATTCGTTTGCGGGCAGAAGAGGACATGGAAGTCGAGCTGTTCAAGCAGTATGGAACCGACCCCGACCGCATGGTCTCTGCTATCCAGAAGGAAGGCA